CCTGACGTATTACTGCTGGATGAGGCAGAAGACATGGTAATAGTAAATTGGTTTGCATTGAGTCTTCCTGTTACTTCAAAAGTATTTGTTGTAAAGTCGGCTACTGAATACCCTGATCCTGTGGGAGCAGTAACAGATGTAAAAGTAAATAAATCTCCTGCTTCTAAATTATGCCCATTTAAATTTACTGTTACTGTGGCTGTTCCGTTTACAGTAAAAGTACCGCCTGTTTGAGCTGTTTCTAATGGAGTAATATCATAAAAAGCACCTTCATAATAAATTATCAAAGCTTTGTGAGTTCCAATTGCAGCGTAAATTCTACCGTCTAAGTCAGTATATTGATGTTGATCTCTTGCAATACCAACTAATGTTTTATCTGTAATTTGTGCCCAACCACCAATTTTTTCAGGAAACCCGTATCTAAATCTTACAAAATCTCCGTCAACATATTGGCCTTCAGCCGCAGTATCAGTAATTTGTTTATTAAAGCCAGGTCTTATGTTTATTAAATTTAAAGGCATAAAGTATTATAGCATATACCATTAAAAAATTTAAGCATTGTTAGACAATTTAACTTTAGGTCTTGCAGGATCACCTAAGTCTTTTCTTCTATCAAAAATCTCACCTTTTTCAGGCCCGTCTGCATATACCCAATGAAAAAATACTTGAGCTTGTGCATCTCCTTGAAATTCTTCTCGCCAATGTTCTAATTTAGCACCATGATAAACAACTGCATCTCCTGGTTTTATATCAACAGATTTACCTTCTACAATTAATGGCCATTTAGTGCCACAACCACCTAGATTAATACTAGCAGTTATTTCACAACTTGGCCTGTCTAAATGTCTATTTAACACAGAAAATTTATTATACATTCTCCAAAAAGAATATGTAGGTAAAATTTTTTTTCCTATTACTTTTTCAAAATTAGGTGTTTTTATTTTTAGTAAACTTTCCATAATTGTATCTCCATATATTGCTGTTTCACCTAATGCAGTTTGAACATCATCAAATTGTTCATAGTTCCAACTATGTTTAATTTGGCAATATATATTTAAAAGTCTTAATTCTTCTTTAGTTAAGATTTCAGGTACATACCAAAAATTATTTTTTAAGACATCCATGATACAATTACAAACCTTGTTCCTTTCTTAACAGGTATTGCTTGATGTGGAAATAATGAACAACTTGGCCACATAATTAATCTACCTGCTTTTTTTGTTACTTCTTTTATTTCATTTCCACTATCATAAAATTTTAAACTTCCCCCTTCGTAATCATCATTAAGCATTATTATGGCTGAAAGTTCTCTAAATGCACTTTTACAAGAATCCACATGTCTTTTATAAAAACCACCAGCTTCATATTTTAATATAGTTATCCCTTCTATATTTTTAATTGATATATCCAGTTGAAATTCATCTAAAAAATTTTGAGAAAACAAAAATAATTTTCTTTGTAAATATCTCAACCAGTGTGTTTCTGTATGATTTCTATTTTCTTGTAACCAATATTCTGCAACATTTCTGTTTGTTGTATCTACAATCCTTTCACCGTTTTCTAAAATTATTTTACTATGTTCAAATTTTTTATCTTTAAAAGTTCTTATTATTGCTGAAACTTGTCGTGGGGTAATAAAATTATCTTGAACCTTGATAAATTTTTCTAGTCCCAATGTTTTCTTTTCCATATAAAATCTCTATACCATCTCTTAATTTTTGAACCATAAGCAAACATGCTTTTTCTATGGTCATATTTTGTTTTCTTTTCAATTTTCATTTTCCATTTTTCTCTTTTAAATGGAATTACACCAATAACAGGTTCCCCTTTTTTAAGCAACCAAGTTCCTTTTTTGTGTATAACTATTGGAAAGTTTGGAGGTAAATCATTACCATCATCTATAATACCTGTAAGGGGCGTGAACCGTGGATCAGGTCTATTTAATAAAGGTATAAGTAAACAACTATATCCTTCAGGTAAGACAATAGAAAAAGGGTTTAATATTTTATAAAAAGCTTTTTCTTGATTCATTGAAACAAATGGACAGCCTCCTTCTTTACCTCCTAGTTGAGATATAGGATGAGTTTCGTTTCCATGGTTAATATTTTCAAACAATTTGTCTTTTGTATTATTTTTTATTTCTTGATGAACATTTATCCAAACATCTTCAACACCTTGAAGATTTTCTTTAAGAAAATTAAATTCTTGATCAATTGGATTTTTTAAAACATAACCAGCCATCAAAGTATCTTGAAAAGGCATACATGCTCTAATAGTAAGGTCGTTTGGATTACCTAAAGTAAGTTTTAATTTACGAAACCATTCAGGTATATGAAGTTTAGCAGGTTCGGGACATATTAACTTATCCTCCGTAATTACGTCTACGGCTTTGAATATGATATTTGGCATTAATCTATACTTCTAAAACTAGAGGTACAGATATACTATTATTCATAAGAGCGTCAACCCAATTTTTTCCTGTAATTGAGGGCATTTCGCCAGGTGTTGTTATTAATGTATCTAAATCAATTGCTTCTAAAGTTGTTAAATGAGTTGCCCAAGATGCAGGTTCATTTTCATGAAATTCAACTGAGTGTTTTACTTTTGCAATATGTTTATCTAATTCTTCTCTTAATGTAATTAAATCGAAAGAAACATCATCTCTTATTAAATCGACCCAACTTCCATTATCATAAGATTTAGTTGATCTAATTAATCCATCATATTGATCATCAGAACAAGACTCAGCAGTTAAACCTAAAGATTCCCAAAATGCTTTTGAATCTTCACTTGTTGCTACTTTAGAAAACCCTGATTCATTTTTCATTATATAATTTGCCATAGTTCTCCTTTATTAAGCTATGTGGTTATCTTTAATTACAAGGTAGCCATCTTCAGATGTTCCACCATATGCAGAATCAATTAAATATCCTTCAGGTGAGTTTAAAGTTAAAGTAGCACCTGGAGCTGTTCCTGGGTTTCCTGGGTTAGCACCTGGAAATGGAGGTGATCTTCTTGCACCGTTTCCAGCGTTTCCAGCGTTTACTGTTGCTAAGTTTTGTACGTTAGTAGCTTGTCCTGCATTACCTGGAGGGGCATTACTAGGTACAGGTGAACCATCGCCACCAGCCGCTCCTACTGTGTAGGGATAAGCCGTTCCTCCCGAAACAGAAACCTCATAATAACCGAAGGCTCCCGATCCGCCTGATCCGCCACCAGCGAAGCCCTGCGAACTTCCGCCATTTCCGCCTCCGCCTGAGATAGCATAAATTTGTGCTTTGTTTGCTGATGGAGAAGCTGTGTAAGTTCCTGAGCTAGGCCCAGCAGCTACAACCATTTCACCCATAGCACCACCTGCTGCTGCTCCTGATGAAGCCGCAGTTAATCTTCCTTGTGCATCAACTGTGATTGACGCTGTTGTGTATGAACCAGGTGTAACAGCTGTGTTTGAAAGTTTGTCAGGTGTTATTGAATCGTCAGCAATTTTTGCAGTAGTAACTTGTAAATCTGAAATTTTTGCACTTACGATTTGGTTATCTGAAATTTTGGCAGTTGTGATTTGGTTATCTGAAATTTTTGCAGTTGTGATTTGATTATCTGAAATCGCAGCAGTTAATACAGAATTAGCTGCTAAACCACCTGAACCAATTGTTCCCCCTAGAGTGTCTAAAGATATTTCTTTTAAATTTGTACCGTCTGAATATGCAGCGTAAATTTTTGCAGCATCAATTGTAAATCCAGTTCCTGAAGCTGTTTTAATAGTTAGGTTTCCAGGATTTGTTAATGCTGTACAATCAAAAATATAAAATTTTTCAATACTGTCAGGAATTGTACAAACTGTACTTGCAGCGATTGTTGCTGATGCAAATTTGATTACCATGTTTCTAGCGTTAGATATAGTTTTGTCTGTCATTACAAGTGCTAGTGTACTTCCACTATTTAAAGTAACTTGTTCAAAACCTGCGATTGCTTGTTGAATTAGATTAAGGTTATTGTTTGTATTATCACCCCACGTACCAGCGTTTTCACCAGTAGTCATCAATTCTAATTTAAGATCAGTAGAGAAGTTTGATGCCATAAAATTTTCCTTTTTTTAAATTATAAATCTTTATGCAGCTAAGTCAACCTCAGTCCAAGTTACAGGGGTTCCAACGTCAACCTCAGCCCATGCAATTATATTAGGGGACGCAACAGCACTTGTCAACCCTATGCCAGTTGGTTGAACTAATGCGTCACCATTTACTTCAGGTATTTGACCTGCACTTGCTGTTACTTGTGAGCCAGTAGCATCATAAGCAAATTTTATATCTGTTTGACCAGCACTCGAAGTTAAGAAAATAGCCGTAGCATTTACGTTTGCATTTCCTGAAGTATCTTCGTTACCAATATTTGCAGTTAATTGAATACCTGTTACAGGAACTTCTTGAAGAGTTCCTCCGACAGCATCTCCTATCGCTGTTGCGGCTGATGCTCCTGAAGGCTCTACTAGAGCATGTCCAGTTATTGATGCATCTCCAACACTTCCTTGAATTAAGAAACTATGTGCTATTTCATTATCTGAGTTTGCAGAAGTCCCAACTGGTGTGATAGATGTTTGTAATTGTATGCCTGAAACTTCAGCAGTAAAATCTGTAAATGCATCTTCATTACCAATCGAAGATGTTAGTGCAATACCATTTACTCCACCACCAATGACAGAATAATTTACGCCCCATCCTAAGTTTCCATAAGTATCTCTACCCCAACCTTCTCCAATTAAGAAAGTAGGATCAACTTCTGATTGACCAGCTGATGAAGTAGCTACTAAACTTGTGGCATCAATTATTGCATTTCCAATGGTATCTTCGTTTCCGATACTTGAAGTTAATAATTGACTAGCTGGTGTTACATCTGCATCAACTCTTAAAGCACTTGATCCGATGGCAGAAGACGCAGATACAGAACCTGTTTCAACTGTTACATCTATAACATTTGTTATAGACCCAAGTGATGTATTTGCTTGTGATCCAGTTGCAAGAAGAGTACCTGTAAGTCCCCAAGAAAATTCTCCCCAATGTTTTAAACCCCAACCATTATTTAAAACTTCTGCTTCTTCATTTCCAATCGCAGAAGTTAATGACATTCCTGTTACTTCTACAATTGTTTTTGTTTCTATCTCTTCATTTCCAATTGCAAAAGTTGCAGATACAGAATCTGCTGTGAAAGTTGTATCGTTAAGATCGCCCCAGTTTGATCCTGAGTTCCAAACATGGCCACCCCAACCAATATTATTAAAAGCTAAAACTTGACCAACAGCAAATGTTGTTGAGTCTATTTGTGAGAATTGGCCTTCGCCCCAATTGGCTCCGCCCCAAACCGAAAGACCTGGCGACTGTACTTCTACTGTTATGTTAGCCACCAGGCCCTCCTTTTGTTATTAAGCTATTCTGATTATAGCTTGAGTATCGTTAGCATTAGGGAACTGAATAGTAAAAGTTCCTGCTGTTGCTGTTTTATCTCCTCCAAAGTCTAATACTGCTACCGCTTTGTTTGAGTTAGATGTGTTATATATTAAAGCACCTCTTGCAGTAAGAGTAACTCCTGTGAACGATAAATCATTAAAGTCTACAAAAGCTGTATTGTTTTGTAATGAAACTAAAGCGTTAACTAAAGCTCCGCCACCTTGAGTATATTGACCTGAATTAGAAACTTGTCCACCTGTTGAGTCTCCTGGATAAGTTGTTGTGTCATTACCGATAGTTGCAGAGTTTGTGTATAAAGCTAGTTTAAATACATCACCTGATGTAGGTGTAAAGTCATGAACTGCTTCAAGAATTTCTTCTTTGAAACTGTTGCATATTGCATTTGCTGTTATTGCCATATTTTCCTCCTATTAAATATTATGGCGATGGTGAAGATACCTTAATTCTTGGAACTCCATCATCGTATTCTCCTCGTCTTCTTCTACCCATTTGTTGTAGAGCAAAAGCTTCAATACTTGTATCATACTTGCTTTTATAGAGGTTGTACATATCTACTGGGCCTTTTAGATAAGAAAAAGCTTGTTCTAAAACACCATATAAAAGTAAACCGTCTTGATAAGATGATAAAAAGGTAGTTGAAGTCGATGTAAAGTGAGGAGGGTCTTTTATGTAATTTAACTGTACCTGATAAGTGCTATTTGGTGTTGGGGCTACTAAAAAATTATTTTCGTCCCAGTTAGCGTAATATTGAGGTAAACCAGTTGCTCCTGTATTGTTAAATTCTGATATAAAACTTGTATCTCTTTTCTCTAAAAAATGTCTATTTCCTGACCCATCAAAAACTTGTATTGATCTTATAATTAGTTCATCACTAGGTCTACTTACATATCTTTGTCCACTAACAAAATTAGCTGTTGCATATTTTCTTAAGTCATCATAATCAACTTTACCAGCTACATCTAATTCTGTTTGTCTAATGAACTGATCAATTAAAGTGTCAGATAAAACATTTGAATCTACTTCAGTGTAGTTTCTTACTTGAGTTAAAAAATCTGTATACGATATAGCCATTATGTTATTCCTATTGTTACTTGCCCTACACTTGTGATGGCTTGTCTTAATCTATTTTGTAAAGAACCATCATCGGGCTGCATACCATTTGAATTAAATGCAAAGTCTCCAGGTAAAGTTAAATCAACAGTCGCTCTACCTCCTCCACCTGATTCTAAAGTAAAAGTTTGTGGTCTTGCATTTCTTAAACCTTGTGCGTCAGCACCTGGGTTTCTTGGATTAAGTTGAGGATGTTTAGGTTCAAATTCAGATATGTGTACAAAAGCTCCTGTCCATTCTTTGACCATTTCTTTATAAGGAAATGCTTGACCTGAACGATCAGAAATAGCTAATGCATATCTACCTGTTGCTTGTCTTCCCATTATACACCATCTCCATAAAATGTTTGCGGTGAAATATATACTGATGTTCTTTGACCATCTTCATTCAACGCTCTTTGTAATTCATCTTCGTAAACTAATCTCAAACTTTGCGTTGCTTGTGGATTAGATAAAAAAGAAAGATAATAAGATAAACCTGAAACCATACAAGGTATAAATCTGTAAGCTACATCAGTTGTATTTGTGTATGCACCAGCATCCATAATTCTATTTATAGTGTAGTATTTTAAATGCGTGTAGGTACTAGCATCAGGTGCAACATATAAATTAATTACTGGTATTGTTTGTCTATCAACAAAATATTGTGAAGGCTGACCTTGTGAGCCTTTGTTAGGTAAAGCAGCGTAAGCTGATCTATCAATTTTTGTTAAAGATATATCATTAGTTGATGCAGTTTGTCCTGATGTCGTTGAAATGTAAGCTTCTAAAACATCTGACACGTCAGCAGGAACTGCGTAATTAATTGTACCAGCAGTTAATGCTTGTGTCTGAAGTTCAACTTTCCAAAGATGAACGCCACGATTACCCCATTCTGAAAATAAAATATTTAAATTTCGTCTTGCTCTTTTTAAGTCATAACCAGTGTTAGTTCTTACACCACACCTATTATAAGCCTCTTGAATAACTTCATCTACATTTAAATCAAAATCTGTTGTGTTAGAAGTAGCCATTATAATAATCCTTTGTAATATTTTTGAGTGAAACCACCTTTAGATTTGCCAGTTACTTTTACACAAACCCCATTCTGATTTACATAACCAACTGGACATACAATTTGATTGTTACCGCCAATATTAGGTGGTGGTTTATTTCTACCAATAATACCTGCATCTTTTAAATACTGTTCATCAGGTGAACCTATTTTTGTGTTTAAAGGTCTGCCTGTTTGTCTATAAAAGTCTCTTGTTGCAGGTAATGTTTTTTTTCTACTTAGTAAACGTTCTCCTTTAGCTTCTTTTGCTCTTCTTACATTTTCTAAACCCATAAGGGCTGCTGTTGTAATTCCAAAAGGAGTTATCGGTATAGGTCTAAAAGTTTTACCACCCTCTAAATTTTGTTTTACGTTATTATTTACGTTTGCTTGTAAATTAGTTTTAGTTTGAGTTTGAGTTTTAGTTTTTGTAGGGCCTTTATTACCTGAAAAGGGGTGATTATTTGATGGGCCTGATCTTACTCCACCAGTAACTGATGTTCCTGGAGACATAGGAGATTTACCAGCTCTTGCATCAGCTTGTGCTCCTTTGAAGAATTTTTTGACCTTTATTTTTTTTCTCATGCATATTCCAAATTACATCAAATCTTTATAGTAATCCATTGTTTTACCTGGAACTAAGTTTTCATCTTGTAAACCACTTCCACTTTGTCTAGCGGCTCCATAACCTCTTTTCATTTCACCGCCATCTTTCATTCCAAATTTCTTTTTCTGTGCCTCAACTGACATTAAAGCTCCAACCATAGCTTTTTTAGGTTTCATTTTACCTTTCATTTGAGCACCTGCTATTCTATCTGCTTGTGTAGGATTTGGGTTTTTATCAATACCTGCTTTTACTGATAGCATACCAAAACCACCTTTAGCTCTTCTAGCTATTCCTCTTCTACCCATTTCTCTTTTAGAACTCATAGAAGCACCAATGCTAGATTCAACTTTTCTTATGTCTCGTTTATTATCTTCTTTTTTTGCCATTCCTCTAGTTGATGCTGGGCCTCCTTGTGCTTTTTTTGCAAGAGGTGTCATCTCTTTTCTTTTCTTTAATCTATCTCTTAAATTTTCTCCAGCAGTTTTGCCAATTCTTTTTCCCATAACATCTTTTATTTTTTGAACTGCGTCTCTTAATTTACCTGGTGTACCACTATCGTATCCACCGCCTTTTTTATATTTTAACATGCCTCCTCCAGCTTTTTTATTTTTTCTTTTAATTAATTCTTTTATACCAGGGTAGTCTTTTGCTTTTCCTTTATAAAAAACACCTCTTGGCATCAATTGTATTACTTTAGGTTTTTTTGGTTTGTTGCTCATTCCACCTCCCGCTTTTTGTTGTGGTCTAGGTTTAGGTTTAATCGGTTTTGGTTTTAAAGGTTTTCCACCTTTACCTGTGGGTTTAACAACAACCATATTAAACGTATATTTTTTACTCATAGGTCTATCATACCCCCATAGTATTTCTTTGTAAACGTACTGACATTAGTAGGTTTTCCTCCTGGATTTCCTGCTGCTCTTTTTCGTCTGACAGCACTTGCCTTTTGCCCACTTGTCATACGTGTGGCTTTTGCAAGTGGGACACACTTGGGGTATTTCCTTGAAGAGCCACTCGCAGTAGACCTTCCACAAGGTTGAAATTTTCCATTTTTTCGCTTGGCTCCAATATCTACCCATTTTTCTGAAAACCATTTTTTTAACCCCTTTTTAGCCATTAGATTAAATCTTTATAATATGCCTCGTATGACTTATTAGAAACTGGTTCCCCAGCTAAATCTGATTTGATATATGAACCTTGATACTGTTCTCTTGCCATACCACCTTGATTAAAATCTTTAGTTTTTCTTTTTCTAATTTTTTGTCTCATTTGTTTTAATTCTTCAGGTTTTGGTCTTAAAGGCTCTCTCTTAAAACCAGGTTTCTTATCCATGGGTCTAAAAGGCATTCGCTCAATTCTAGGCATTTCATCTTCTCCAGGTCTATAAGGTAACGGTCTCATTCTAACAGGTTTATTAGGATCGAAAGGCAAAGGTTTCATTCTACGTTCATCTCCAGGTCTAGAAGGCATAGGTCTCATGCCTTTTGGTCTTGGTCTTCGTCTTTTTTGATCTTCATATTTTTGTAAACGACCCATTCCTGAACCTGCTCCTGCCATACCACCTTCAGCTTTTTTAATTGAGTCTAAAGTTTTAGCTTGTTGTTTATGTAGACCTGATGCTTTATGTAAAGCTTTAGCTACTTTTTTAATTTTTATTTGACCACCTTCTTTTTTCTTTTTAGGGCCCCAATCTTTTCTTTTTAACCCTGAAGGGTCTTTTGCTTTACCTGCACAAATTTTAGAAGCATAGGCGTTAGCATATGCTGACGGATATACTTTAAATTTTCGCTTCGCTGCCGCTTTACCTCTTGGGCATAACTTTGTCATATAAACTCCTTTTTTGTGGCCACAATGTAAGTTTCTAACTTATCCTTTTTTGCGGTTGTACAACTTTTTAGATTGTATCACTTTTTGTTTATACTTTGAAGACCCTAAGCTTTTAGCCATGGGATTCTTTCTAGCCCCACGTAATTTACCGTCCACTTGTTGTCTCATTTGTGATCTTGATATAGCCATAGTTAATTATATTACGTATTTCTTATGTTTTCAATCCATCTTTTATGAGAAATATAATTACGCTTCTCATCTAAATAATTATTGACCATATTCTCAGTTGTTTTTGTTAAAATTTTTAAAGCATTTCTATCAAATTTTAATAGGAGTTTTTTAATTTCATCAGAATTCCAAAAATCCATACCGTATAAAACTTGTGTATAATTTTCAGTGTAAAATAAACTATAAGAACATCCTAAAAAATCTTCACCAATCGGAGGTCTTGTTTTCCAAATTTTTAACTTATCTTGTAGCTCATCAGGTAAAGTAACATCTTTTTCATTTAGGTAATGTATTAAAACAAATTCTTTAAGATTATTCATAACAATAGACATTTTATCATTATACCTTTTTCTAGAAGCAGGACTTGGATCAATAAAATATTGATTGAATAAAAAGATTTGTTGTATTGTGGTTCCGATAGAAGTAGCCTCTAAAGGTTCAATGAAACTAGCACATAAACCAACTGCTAAACAATTTTGTATCCACATTTTTTCTAATGCACCAGGATCAAATTTTACATGCTTTCCTATTTCTATTTCATGTCCTAGTATCTCCTCAGATTCTTTTTTTGCTTGATCAGCATTTTTTAAATTGTTATTATAAACATGCCCATTACCCCATCTTCCATATGTAGGTATTCTCCATGTCCAACCATTATTAGTTTTTCTTGATTCTGTATAAGGGGTGTATTCATTTGTATCCTGAGTTGGAAAAGCTATTGCTTCGTTCATAGGAAACTGTTTTGAATAAGATTTCCATTTACCTCCAACACTAGAAATTAACAATCTTTTAAATCCTGTACAATCAATATAAAAATCTGCTGTATAATCTTTTTCCCCTATCAGTTTGTCTATTCTTCCTAAATCATTTAATCTAACAGTTTTAATAGTGTCGTTTGTAATTTTAATTCCACGTTGTTCGCATTTTTTTAGTAAGTATTTATTTAATTTAAAAGTATTAAAATGATATTGTTTTGAAGGTGATTTATTTAAATCATTTTTAACTAAATTTTCAATCGCTAAATAATCAGCGGTTTTAATTTGATCAACTTTATTTGCAAGTAAACAAAGATAAGAAAAATTTAATTGACCTAATTTAATATCTGAAAACCCTCTTTGAATGCTGTGATAATAATTATGTTTGCTCCATCCACCTGTAAAGTAAATTCCTAATTTTACAGTAGCGTCTGTTTCTTTAATTAATTCTTTCCAATCTATTTCACAATAATCTAAAAAATCCTGCCATTGTTCTGTTGATCCTTCACCTACTCCTATGATACCAATCTCTTCTGATTTTATAATTTCTATATCTACGTTATAAGTTTTTTTCAAAATTAAAGCTGAAAGTAAACCTGCTGTTCCTCCACCTACAACTATTATCTTATTGACAGATGTATCCATTATCATCGTTGACCTTTTCTATTAAAGTTTTCTTTTCATCTATATCAGTTATTAACAAATTTCCTGCATAGGTTTCAATATTTGAAGATTTTTTTACCATATGTTCTAAATAACTTGGGAAAATTACTATTTGTCCTGGCCTAAATTCAGATTGATAAGTTTGTTCAAAAAAATTTTCACCATAAAAACATTCTATTAAATGTTTATGTGGAGCAAAGAATACAGTTCTAGATGCTCCTTTGATATATATAATAAAACTAAAATGAGAGTCTGTATGTATATGGTTTTCTTGAAAATCCTCTGTAATATATTTATTCTTCCATATGTTGCATAATTTAATTTTTGAAGATGCAGGTAATAAAGGCATAATTGTTTTTGCTATAACTGTCATTAAATAATGATAAGATTCTTTAGATAATTTATTTTTTTGTCCATGAGAAGTATTAGTATTAGAATACCATTTATTTTCTGCTGTTTCAGCTTGTAAGTCAATTTTTTCCAAATCTATATTTGTCATAAAGATAGGAGTTGAAAATATATTAAATTTCATTTTTAATTATTAGTTTCTTTTTTTCAGGAAGGTAAGAATATACAAGATTTGTTTCTAACATCATACTCTTCAAATCTTCTAAATTTTCTACAATTGGTGATCCTGGTTTATTTAGTGATGTATTAAGTAAAAAAGGTATTTGGTAAATATCATTAAAAGCTTTTAACAAATCATGATAATTAGTATTTTTTTCACGTATTAGTTCCTGGACTCTTGAGGTTCCTTGAGGACATAACACATTAGACAAATGTTCTTTTTTTGATTCTTGAGCTCTAAATACATTCATCATAAATTCAGCACTTCTATTCGAATCTCGAATAAAATATTTTTCAAAATATTCACTCATAATAGTACATGCAAAAGGTCTGTACCATTCCCTTTTTTTAATAGTGTTTATTTTATCTATGCATCTTAAATTAGTTGCATTCATCAAAAGACTTCTATTACCTAAAGCTCTTTGTCCTTGTTCTGACCTGCCCTGAAATATTGCAACAGGGTCTTCAAATAAAATTTTTGCTACTTCTCCAGGAGAAACATCTATTATTCTAAATTTGTTATTAAATATTTCTAAATTATATTCAGGCTTGAATCCTAAATAACAATGATTTGGTCTTTGTATTGTATTAAAATTATAATGATTTAAATGACCTAAAGATATACCTTGATCATTACATATGGGATCATGAAAAATATCAAAATCAAAAGATAAAGATAAATCAGTATTTATCAGAATATTTTGTGTTACACCTCCAGTTATAGTAATGGGTTTGGATATACTTAATTTTTTGAAATAATTTCTTGCAATAAATTCACATGCCTTTTGAAATGTAAATGAAAAATTCATAGCATCATTATTACCTTTCTCTGTATTGAAATTTTTATATGCAGTTACTTTTTTATTTAGAGAATAATTTGGAAAAGGAGCTATTATATTTCTGTTAAAAGTATGATTACTAGATATTATATCACTAATATATTTTTCATCATATTTACCAAAAGATGAAAAAGCCATAGCTTTACCTTCAGAAAAATTATCATTTTCGAAAAGACCTAACTCTCTTGTTAAGAAAGTGTAGGCTTCTCCTATACCAAGATTGTTAGGAGAGGTATGTAAAAAGTCTTTTTGATAATTAAAAGGATCAGGATTGTATAAATATTTACGAATTTGTTTTAAATCATTTCTATAAAAAGAAACTTGTTCAACTCCTTTGATATTTTGTTCTAAGCTTACCTCTGCTCCGTTACCATCCCAAACTAAATAATCCGTATTGTTATTAAAAGATTTTGCACAGGCTGCATGAAATAAGTGATGGTTTTTAGATATTAAAATTTTTGCTTTTGGATGTAAGCATTCTCTAAAAAATTTCAAACCGCTTCCTTTGTTAAATAAAAAACTTCGCCAAAGGTCAGTTAAATTATCTGACATTTCTGCAAATAAAACTACATCAAATACAATTCCTAGTTCTGCAATTTTTTTAATAATTTCATAATTAGGTAGAGGGCTATGTTTAAATTTATTAAATCTACTTATTTCACAATGTACAATTAATTCATTATCTTTTGAAACAGAAATAGCTCCATCATGTGAAGTATATATCGAGAGAACATTCATTAATAATATTTTAAAATTAAATCTATGGCTTCTTTGTGCCCTATCTTTGGACTTTTATCATTAAAAGCTATAAATTCCTCTGTATCTTTTACCACTTTATTTTTTAAATTAACAGGTAAATTTTCAAATACGTTTTTAATTAAATCAACATTAAAATAATTTAATCCATATAATACTTCAATATAATTACCCGATTCAAATAAACCATAAGGCACATTTACATCCTCATCTTTTGGTAAATTATTTTTCCACTTACGTAGTTTGTCATTAAGTTCAGAAGATATCTCTCCATTTAGTTCTGAGTTTAAATAGTGCAGCTGTATAAACTCAACTAATTGATCAAAGACTTTATTAACAGAATAATTATATATTTCTTGATTATTGTTATCATGATATAAATTTAAAAACATAAAAACTTGATTAATAGTGCTTCCAATAGATGTGGCTTCAAGAGGTTCTACAAACATAGCAGAAAGGCCTACTGATAAACAATTCTTATTCCAAATTTTTTCTAACCTGCCTGGGTAAAAATTAAATTCTCTTTTACCTTGATCAATTAATTGTTTAATATCATCATCAATTAATAAATCATTATATACAACACCATTACCCGTTCTATCTTGAGTAGGTATACGCCATTTCCAGCCACCTTTATATTTTTTTGCTAACGTCCAAGCATTATATTGATTCATCTTTTCAGTTTGAAAAGCAACTGCTTTATTGCATATAAGTTTGTGTGAGTAACTTTTCCAATCAGATTTATTAAGTAATCTTTTAAAACCTGTGCAATCAAAATAGAAATCTGCTAAATATTTTTTTTCACCTTGAATAAAATTAATTTGTTCTGTCTCATTAATTTTTACAATATGATCATCAAAAACATGTATATCTCTTTCTCTTGCTAATTTATAAAAATAATCATTTAGTTTGAATGTATCGAAATGATATTGGTTTACAGGAGATTGATTTGGTCTTTCTAAAAAATTAGGGTAAAATTTATTTTCAAAATAACATTGATCACTCAAAGGTAATTGAGAAAAAGAATCAGAAAGGTCATTACCAATATGAAAAAGATAATAAGGTTTTGTTCTCAACCAATTTTGATCATGAAACACTGACCTAGTATGTAAAAATTCTTTATCTGACCAACCATTAAAAAATATTCCTGATTTAAAAGTAGCTCCAGTATGTTTTAAAATATCGTAGGGCTTAACACCGATAAAATTAATAAAACTTGTAAATTCTTTAGTAGAACCTTCTCCTACTCCAATTATTCCAATTTTGTCTGATTTTATAATGGCTACACTTTTTTCAGGGTATGCAGCTTTTACCATTAAAGCTGTAATATATCCTGCTGTGCCTCCACCTAGTATTAAGAAGTTATATTTCATTAAACAAGTCTTTTGTAGACTGTTTTGTTAATAATTCAAGATTTAAAGATATCCTTTTCTCATCAGTTATTGATACATTAGGGTGATGCCATAAATAGCTAGGAAATATAATTAATTCATTTTCACAAGGTATGTAATTAACCACTTTATCATTTATTTTAAAATCTATACCTTTTTCATCACTACAAAGTTTAAGATAAATAACTCCGTTTATATTTGCAGTGTCTTGATGATTATGCCAATTTGTTAATGTATAATTTTTATCTGAAACAGAACACCAAACATTAAACTCTTCTTCTAAAATATCTATATTTTTAAAAAGTTCTTTGCACTTTGAAATAAAGATATCATATAAATCTGCTCTGTATTTTGTATGTAGTAAAAAATTAAAACCTTCTGTTTTATAGTCTCTTTGTTTTATTGCTTCTTCTATAATTTCATCTTTAAAAGGTAAATCAACTTTATAGCTAAAGATGTCCTTAAACATGAATCTTAGACTAAGGTTTTAGCACTTCCTATAATCGGTTTATATTTTGTTTTGCCTTCAGAACGATAAGCCCATAAATAAGAAGCTCTTGGTTGATTAGGAATCCAGCTACAATGTATCCAACCGCTGTTAGGTTCACCTGGAGTGTAGAACTCAAGGATAAGCTGATCATAGGGAAGGTTCTTATGAATCCAATCAGCTAGTTCAGCATTATCTACGCCTGGACATTCGAAATCTGCCGCCTCGGCTTTGGCATGTTGGCTGTTCTGACTCGATCCTATGGCTAGGCACAGGTCTACGCTACGGAACCCGCTAGTGACCTTAACCCTGCCGAAGTGATCACGCACTGGCTGTAAGATATTCTCACATAATGCTTTTAGTTTTTCTATCTGCTCTGCGTTAGGGTTATTATTTATACCCTTACGTATTGCAGTATCTGATTTAGTTAATTCTGATAAAGTGAAATTACGACTTAGATTCATATTTACTCCAATATTAAAGATTTAATTCCCTTTCTACCTTTGTATATCTCTGTTTCTGCCTTACCTTTATAGCATTTATAAGAAACTGATTCCGAATATTCTCTTTCAGCATGACGCTTACCTCGGAGACACGCAGCCATGTTCTCTTGAATCAAGTGTTCCTTAATTTCTCCGTTTACAAACATCAAAAGGGCTACAATAGACTCTATCATTGTCCGTTACCATTCTTGTAGTGCATATCTCTAGCTTCGTCTTTTAACGATTCAATATCCTCTAACACTTTATCCATTTGTTTTCTTAAAAATTCTATATTAACTTTATTCAAAGCCATTGACTCAATATGTGCATTTAATTTATCGGTAGTCTTATAAAGGTCTTCGATCATCATGTATTGCTCAGAATCTGCGGGAAGCGACCCAAGTTGGCCCCGTGGCCATTTTATTCTAAACTCAGTGTTTTCTTCTAAGTCTTTTTCCATTATCTGTATACGTGTGTCTGCAACATTAAGACGTTCTATAATTTGAAAATAGCCCATTGTGCCGAGTGCAACGATGACTATCAATGAAGCAACCGTCTTCATCGGCATCTGCACGGCTGCCTCTTCAGATATGTTAAGTGGTTTTTTATTCATATTATAGAATAATAGCTATAACAATAATAGCTGCTACAACTACAACTACTGTTTTATGTTCTTTCCAATAATGTTTTGCCTGTGATATTACTTTTTCCATTATTCCTCCTTAAAAATAATTAAGATTTATGTAGTATCTTACATCACAATTATTATGTTTTACAGACCTATGCAATATATTGGCATCAAAAATAAGCATTCTATTTTCAACACTTTCTATAAAAATTTCCTTATTTTCAATCATTAAATGGGTTCCCCCGTCACAAGTAGTCAAATTTAATATAGCTGTTTTGTTATTTGTAAAGGTATCTGTATGATAATTAGAAAAATCACTTAAAAATAATTGTTTTATATTCATATTTGCTCTAGCTTGTATTACTGCTTTAGCATTCAATTTTATAAGTATTGGTATAATTATTTTTTCATAAAGATCACTTTGGTTGTTTAAATAATTATAGAAACAATATGTAAAATACCCATGATCACACTCTTCTCCCTTTCCTGTTGTCATTCTTGATCTTCTTCTCCAAGGAAAGTCTTCATTTGAAATAGTATTTTTTATTTTTTGAAAAAATTCTTTTTCTAAAAAATTATCTATGATTTGATAACTCATTCGTATGTATCGTCTTCGGCTCTTTTTTTCTCTTCCATTTCATAAAACATTTTATCAGAATCTTCTGTTACTAAACCTGATCCCTCTGCATCCCAGTAAGTAGTTTGGACTTTATAGTCAGGCCAACTGTTATCAGTAGTGTAACTATTAACATGCCACAAAATACGATTATTAGGCTGAGCTGCAAAGTTACCATTAGTAAGCTCGATAATATGTGCACACTTATGTTCTTGAGGAATTTCAGAATGTTCCACATCCAAGATATTAGTTTCAGGATGCCCCCAATCAATAGTGAATAAATAACGTCCATGATAAAATTTTTTATCAATGCCCAAAAATTTACCATCTAGACCAGCCAACCAATCAAACTTATGAACACTAGGCCAATAACTAAAACTATTCCACAATTGTAATTCGTGTATTTGCATATCGGGCACATTTTCTCTTTCAAATTGTTTTTGAAAAAACGCTGATATAGGCAGTCTCCAAAAACACGCACCATTTGGAAGCATAATGTTAAATAATAATGCACGACCTGAAATAGAGCTAAGACCAAAGATAACACAGTCAAGACTTTCTCCATGATGTGTTTTAAGATCATATAGATATTCTTTTCTTACCTTACAATAAATAGGGGGTACGTTAGCGTTTAAATAAGACATAGTTTAACATTTCCATCTACGTCTCGCTTGTCTAATTCTTGAATTTGGATCATTTCTTGTTTTTGCACTAGCTCTTTTTAACTGACCTAAGCTTCTAGCACAATAACTTTTTCGTCTCTTTGCATCTTTTGACCCAGGTTTTACTTTACCTGTCACTGCTGTTTTTAATTTTGATCCAGGATTTAGTCTTCTGTAAGCTTTAACTCCAGCTTCTGTCATACCAGCACCTGATTTAGTAGGTCTAAAATTTTTTTTATTTCTAGAGGGCATTCCACCTTTGCTATATTTAGTTTTACCCTCGTCTCTTGCTCGTTCTTTTTTTATATTTTGTCTATGCTTATATTTTCTATATTGAGTAACTGGCGATAAGCCTATCAATAAAAAACTTGTTTTTGGATTTTCTTTTTTTAATCTATCTTTGACTTCTTTCTTAATACTATACTTTGGGCTAGATGAACCACCCTTTTTCATACCTAAAATATCTTTATAATAACTATCAATCATTTATCTAAAATAACAGTTACAGTAGCTTTCGTAAGAGTTGAAACAGTCATACCACCTTCAAATAAAATTCCATCTTCTGCTAAATTATAAGCGAATACATCTCCATTTGGTACATCAACTTGAAATTGTGTAACTGAGTTTCCGTCTTGTAATATAACTGTACCTGCTCCTGATCCATCTGAAGCAAGAATAATTCCTCTTAATCTAGTTCTTCCTGCAAATACAGAACCTGTTGTTGATTTTCTTACTGCTTTAACATCACCCTTCATAATGAACTCTTACGTAAATGTTATTGTTACACCACCAGTATTAGCAATAGTGGCATGAATACCGTCTTGAAATAAAATTCCATTACCAGGAAAGTACATGTCTAAACCTTCTGAATCAAATAAAAATGTAGCGATTGTAGTTCCTGAACCTCCGCCACTTTTAAAAATAATAGAACAGTTAGTTCCACCTTTTGCTTGTACAGAAGTTAGTCTCGCTCTTTTAGTGGTAGCAACCATTTGTGCAGTAGATGTTGCATGGGCTACCGATTGATCACTTGAAAAACTTGATCCGCCTGACATTTTATTCTCCTATGTTAAGTGGCTCCCGAAGGAGCCACTAATTATTTATTATTGTGAATCGAAAGGTGTTGCAATTGAACCTGAACCAATAAGTTCACCTTCAACAGCATATAAATTTGCTGCAACCGCAGTAAATTTAATTCTTGAACCTTTAAGACCACCTGTTGTAGCAACAGATGCTCCTGCTTCACCATTTAAATTAACTTCATTGTTTGCCGTAGCTGGAACGAATTGTTTTCCAGCAACTGAAGCATCAATCCCAATTGTTACACCACCAACAAATTTGTCAGCTGTGTTTGCAGTTTGGATTGTACCAGTGAAATCATCAATAAAAAGAATTTCAAAAGTTGTACCAATTGTGCTTGGGTTGTTTGGATCACTTCCAGGCCCTGCCGTTGCTGCATCAGCTTGAGCGACAATCGCTGGAATTGTAATTGCAGTTGGAGTTCCTTGTGGATCCATTGTTACTAATCTTCCTGCGTGATCTGCAACAGTCAAATCAGTAGCTAAAGTTTCTGCTTTTACTGCACCTGGGCCAATAGATTGAAAACCATTTTTCGATCTTACTGGGCCGTCAAATGTTGTGTTTGCCATAATTTTCTCCTTGTATAGCTTTGCGTTATGTAATCTCTATACCGTCTGCCTAGCCAGTTTACATAACAATTTTTCTAGGTTTATTTATTATACACAATAAATTCTCAAGAATCTAGTTGTTCATAAAAGTTAAATGAAATTCCATACTTAATTTTATTGTCTAGAATTCTCGATTTTGTTTGGTGGTATAAAAAACTTGAAAATAGAGCAAAGTTACCCGCTTCAGGGACAACGGACTCATTGATTTCATCAAATATGAGAGGCTGATCTACATTTGATAGATATATCAAACCTGATAATACACCTGGATGATGGCTATGTCGTTTTGTATAATTTGAAAAAGTTTCCTTATAGCCCCAAGCATTAGCAAGATAAACTTTTTTATCTAATAAATTATGTGCTTCACAATAGTCTAAAATTTTTGAAGCTATTTTAGCAAATTCGTAATCTTGACAAAAATATCTCCATTCTGTCATTTCTCCTTGAACATTTGATTGAAAATTTTTATTATCAGGTGCTTTTATACCCTCTTCTATTTTTTGAATAAAATATTGACAATTTAAATCTAGATTGCCTTTAATAAAAAAATAATTTTGTGAGATTTTTGATTCTTTGTGTTTAAGAATTTTCATTCTGTATTGACTTAACATAAAAAAAGGGACGATGCAAATGCACCGCCCCTTTTAAGTACCCGTTGTCGGGTTAACTGTTAACTATTAGCTAGTTGGTAAGTTTCCGTTACCAAATACACATCTTGGATCAGAAAATCCAAAAGAGTATCTTTCTCTAGCTTTAAATCTAACATTACCTGTATCGAAGTCACCTTCTAATGCAGTTTTAATCGGGCTTCTTTCGAAGTGTTTAAAACCATTAGGCACATCAGTTAACAAGAAGTATGAGTCTGTGTCAGTTAAAAAGTTATTAACTCTGTAACCTTCAGGAACCATACCCATGTTGTTGATAGCGTTAATGTCATTGTCAGCAGTACCTGTTCTAAGAGTTGATTTCATCAATCTTTCAGCAGTGAATTGTAATTCTTTTGGAATTATCATTTTTCTGCCGTTAAGAGCGATTTTTAATCCTCTCTCATCAACGAAACCTTGGATATCAATTAGAGATTGCTCTAATGATGTTTCGTTAAGGTCAGCCGCAGTTGCCAATACATTTGAGAACGTACCACCATTTGATAATGGGTGATTGTTCGCAATTAAAGGCACACCGTCACCACCTGTTACAGCAGTGAATTGTGCTTGGTTGAGCACTTGTGCAGCTTTTACTTGCTTCGTGTTTGACATTGATCTTGCTAAAGCTCTTGTGTATCTTTGAGCAAGTCTGTCGTATAGGTTATCTTCGATTGCTTCTTCAGTGATAGCAAATGCTAAAGCAATAGTTTCGTGTGTGTATCTAGCTGTATAAGCTTCATTAGCTTGATCGAACACAACTGAAGCACCCTCTTGTTTAGTTGGTGCACCAGCGAAACCGCTTAACATTACTTCTTCTTCAAAAGCTCTGTCAGATGATTCAGTATTGTAGATTTCCGCATGTTGGTTATCATACCTACTGTATTCCAGGCCGAATAAGGCATTCAGTCCTGGCTCTAACTCTTTAGTTAGCTGTTGTCTTGATATAGCCATTGTCTATTCTCCTTATTAGATACCTGTACCATCACGGTAAAAGTGTTTGTTTATTCTTACAAGAATATTTGCATTAGCAGAACCAGTATCACTGTTATTAGGGTCTTGAGAAATATCAATTGCCTGAATTACAAATGATGCGTTAGTTCCACTCTCGGAAACATCTAATTGAGTTTTCGAGATTCCTGTTTTAGTATTCCCTGTTGTGTTAGTAACAGAGTAGTTCTTAAAAATATCCGCTCTTGCAAAAGTCGCATCAGCGTCCATTAAAAAGACCGCATCAGGATCATCCACTACAAATGCTGTAATGTCCGAAGCCACAATGCTGCCTGGATAATAGTTGCTAAAAGTCGGCTTTTGAGTTGTCGGATCAGTGTAAAAACATCCGTTAAAAACCCCAATGACAGACGAACTATTGTTGTAAACATGTCTTTCAATGTTTCCAGCAGTTACTGGTACAACCAGGTCACCTTGGAAAATTGCAGTTCCATAGTTACTTGCAATTGTGTATCTGTTTTGAGCACCAACTAGGGGAGTACCGTCAAGTTTTCTGTACGGTCTTAGACCGAACTGTTCACTTACGTTTGACATAGTATTATATCTCCTATTTAGTTTTTGTTTTTATTTTAGCCAACCTTTAGAGTAGGAATAACAAAAAGATTAATTTTTGCGTCCACCACCAAAGGTAACTCTTTTCTGCCTATCAATATTGATCGGCATACTTGGATGTTGTTCCTTCATAAGATCGTTGTCGACACCTTTAAGTTGATCTTGAGTAAGTCTTTTGAAATACTCGGATCGCTGTCTTAGAATCTCTGTCGGTATCCTTGCCAACACAAGGCCTCCAATTCCAATGCATCCACTATATTTCCCTTCGGTTATTTTAGGATACTTGTGAATATCAGGGTCATTTTTAATTTCCTCTGCTTTCACAAATTCCCATCCTTCTCTAAGTTTTTTAGTCACGTTAGACGTGTCTTCAAAACCTTGCACATTTGTTCTTATCCATCTGTGCTCGAAACCGTTAGGTGCTTTTGGAGCATCTAAACTAGATGGTAACTGCCAAGTCTTTGTTCTTTCGTTAACTTCTCTCGACTCAGCGTTGCGTGAAGTTCTTTTTATAGTATCGTTCATATTATTGAGCCTCCTTCACATATTTAACGTACTCTTCAAGTGGCACACCTAATCTTTTAGCTATTGCTACCTGTGATTTGGTGAGTGTCACAGTTTTGCGTCCAACTTCTTTTCTTCCAGCAGAAGCAACAGTTTGGACAGGTTTTGCTTTCTGCTTAGCTTCAACAGCTTCAGCTGGTTCTTTCAAACCTTTAGCTGTTAAAATAGGGTCTAACCTTTTTTCTATTTCATTATAATAGTCATCTGAGTCAACTTCAATACCCTCCTGTCTTACTTGTCCATCTAAGGCTACTGCATAAGCAGTTAAGGCTGGGTCTTTATCATAACCAAACCAAGCTTTATGTTTTTCCCTAAAAGACATAGCTTTTTCTGAAGGAGTAGGTTGTTCTTCAGTTTTAGGTTGTTCTTTTGCTCTTTTTTCTTCTTCTTTTTTAAGAGCTTCTGCTTGTTCTAGAGCTACTTTTCTTTCTTCTGCTCTTATTTTAGCTTTTTCTTTTTGAACAGCTAATTGAGTTAATTGATCATTAGCTTCCATTATAGCTTTTGAATCATTGTTTTCGATAGCAAGTTGTAAATTATTTTTTACTTGCTCTCTTTGTGAGTCAACTCTAGCTTCAAACTCTTTTAAATAATTATCAGATTCAACATTATATTTTTTTTCTATTTCATCTAATTTTTTCTTCATGCCACTTGCTAATTCTTCAGCAGCAGCTTTTTGCCTTTCAGCTTCTTTTGATTTAAAAGTTAGTTTGTCAATTCTTCTATTTTGTTGTTTATATTTTTTATATAAACTCTTGAAATCTTTTTCATCTTCGGCAAGTTCTTCTTTCTCACCTTCGATTTCTTTTCCTTCTGTTTTTAATTCTTCTTTGATTTCATCGACCTTATCTTCTTCAACTTTTATTTCAGGTTTGTCATCTTTTTTTTCTTCAGTCTCTTCAGGAGTTCCGTGATCCGTGTACCCTAAATCTACTTCACCGAAATTTAGTTTTGGTTTCTCTTTTGATTCGACATTGTTAGCTGATTCTTTAACTTCAACTGTTAAGTCTTCTTGCTTCACGTCATCTGTATCTATTTCGATATCTTTTTTTGATTGTTTTACTTCTTCTTGTGCCATCATTTATTCTCCTTAGTATAGTGTAGCGATGTCTTCAGGTTTTTGTATAACACCAATAATTTCATCATCATTCAAAATTCTATGCTCACCCCATTTGTTTTTAAAACGGGAACCTGCATATCTACCGTACATCACGAACTGACCTTCTTTGCACCACGCACCAAGGGGAAATTTTTCTTTATCACGATAGCAAAGATTACCCATCTTAATTACTAATCCAACAACAGTTGTTGCTTGAATAGTTTCGATAGTAGTATCTGCTAACAGGATTCCACCTTTAGTTTTTTGTTTTCCTGCAAATGGTCTGATTAATAAACGATAACCTGTGGGATTTGGTAAAGAACTAATATATTCTTCTTTTTCCTCTTTGGTTTTTGGTACGATGAAATTATCTTCATCACTAGCTATGTTTTTTTCAGTCTTTGTCATTTTCATCTCTGAGCAGTTCGCTCAAATCCTCCTTTAGCGAATTTAACGAACTAATTTGTCCCCTAGAATACTGTAATTTCTCATAATTGTCTATACTCCCGTAGATTATTTGTTCGCTGATATTTTCTATTTTTTTATCGCACAATCTTTTGATTGCACGTAATGTTTCTATGTCTAATGACTCCATATCAGCGTTATAAGTGAAATTATAAGAAATGCAATTATTTTCTTTTTATCAAATCAGTAGCCTTAAGGCCATAAACACTCGCTATGACACCTACGAAAATTGTTTGGTACCAAAATGGGAGGTTCGAGAAATACTCGAAGAAAAGTTGCATCTTTTCCATGTGCTCAGGATTATCTGACCAAACTGCAAATCCTAGCATCACGATTGGCACCGAGAGCAAAAGCAAAATGAATTCGTCTTTCCAGTCTGATTGACGGGCTTCAAGAAGTTTGCCCTGGTATTCAATCTGTCCGTTGGCCATACGCTCTGCTGTTCTCATTTGAGCATCTGACATTAATTTCTTCGTTTCTTGTTTGTTTTTGTAGATATGAGCCCCAGTCTTCACAGCCATACCCAGCAGGTTTAACCAAGCCATTGTATTTTCTCCTTCTTCTTAAACACATATATGGTATCATTTCTTGAAGAACAATCCAAGCCCTTTCTCCAACCAGTTTCCAACGAAATAAATTTTTGTGATGTGCTTTTCTTGAGCCAGTAGTGTGAAATATTCCACCAAACATTTCATGAAAACGAGCTACCATGTCTGAATCACATGTTTCTACCTTAATTTGTAGTTGTTTTGGTCTATTTTTACCACGACTCCATACTCCAAAACTGCCTTCCCCGTCAAAAATACCTGAAAGAAAAATTATTTTCTCATTTTTTGTTAGGTTGTCGTATGCTGAAAGATTTTTTTTGAAGTTTGACCTTAATTCCTTGAGGATTTGGCCCTCTTTTTGGGGGTGGCCCATATTTTTTACCTCCACTTAGTCCTTTTCTTTTTTCTCTAGACATTTTTTTTAAGGTTTTAATTTATCAGCTGTAATTTTACCTTGTGCATACAACTTTTTTAAATCTCCTTTAGTCATTTTTGACAAATCTAGAGTTTCTTCAACTTCTTTTTTAGTTTCTTCCTGTTTTTTAGGAGAAAATATTTTTTTAATCCAGTTCCACATTAGTTTTTCCTTTTTTTTAAATATTCTTTAAAACTTTTATTAGATTTATTGATATCTTTTTTTAAAGTTGGTGTTCCTTTTTTAGAATATATTTTTTTCATACCTTCTGAAATTTGTTTTCCTATTTTACCGATGATTTCTTTTCTGTTTTTTACAGTTTTTGGAACTTGTTTAACTGCTTTAGAAATAATTGTTCTTGAAACAGGGTTCATTAAAAATCCTCCTGCTAACATTTTCTTTGGTTTCATCTTCATATCTTTTTTGTACATTAATTATTCCTATTCATTTCTTTCATTCTTGCAATATCAAGCTTTTCTTCTGCAACTCTAATTCTTTCTTAGTTTCTTCCTGTTTTTTAGGAGAAAATATTTTTTTAATCCAGTTCCACATTAGTTTTTCCTATTCATTTCTTTCATTCTTGCAATATCAAGCTTTTCTTCTGCAACTCTAATTCTTTCTGCTTGTCCTTGTGCAGCCTGATCTAATCTTGCTTGTTCAATTGAAGTATCAATCATAGTTTCATTTTGTTTTCTTTGTTCTTCCATAGAAAACTCATTTGATTTACGTTGCATATCCATAGCTTTTAAATCAAGTTCTCTCGATTTAAGAGCAACTAGAGGGTCTTGTTGACCACCTTCCATTTGAACTAGGTTTGTAGTTAACTCGACAACTCTTTGTGCCACCATAGCATTATATTGAACTGTCCAAGCTTCAGGATTTGTTTCAGCAAGTTGTACAAGTTGAGGATCAGCACCCATAGCTTCAACAACTTCTTGATTTGCTTTCATAGAAATATGTTCTGAAATGTGTGATTGTAAAACTGCATATACTTGTGGATTTACTTGAACCATTCTTGATTTCATAAAAGCCATATGAGCTTGTATATGTGCTTCGTGATCTTGTGTTGCAAAAACTTTTAAAGGTTTTAAATTCATAGCATCAGTATTTTCTAATGCAGGGTCTTTTGGAATTGGTTGTTCAACAGGTTTTAATAAACTATCAATAGCCTGTGTTCCTAACGCTTCATAAACTCTTCTGTAAGCTTCTCTTACGTCATGCAGTTGAGGATTACTCATAGCAATTTTTAATTGTTCATTTGCTAAGGTTACTCTTTGTGCAACTGAAAAAGTATTTGGATCAGCTATTGGTAAAACATCAACTCTTCCATCAAAGTCTGCTGCTTTAATCATTTGGTCTGCTCCATAAACTTGATACGGATAGATAGGGGGTAAGAACGTAGCAAAAATTTTATGGAGCATTCTGAACTCTTGTCTCATAGAGTAGTAACATCTTTTGTGAATAGCACTCATCACACGAGAGCCTCTTTCTAAAAGAGCAAGGGTTGATCCCACAGCTCTGTTTTGTGCATCCTCTCCTACTGCCATGTCAGCAATATTTGCAAAACGTTGACCTGCGTTAACAACAAAACCTAATAAACTATATAATGTTTGCGATGGTTCTTTAAAAGGTAATATTTGAAACTGATCTCTAATATTACCGCCAGGTGCATCTACATCTCTAAACTCTCCTGGCTGAAAAGGTTGATCATCATCTCTAATTCTAATACCTCTAGATTTAAAACCAGCAGGTAAGTTTGCTAATGTACCTGCATCTAATAATTGTCTTAATGCTTGTGTAGCTGTTCTTGTTAAGCCACCAATCATGTGAACTAAACCAAATCCATAAAAGCCTAGACCTGGTAAAAACTTGTAATGAACGAAGTAATCTTTTCTTTTAAAAAGTCTATCACCTTCTTCGTAGTTTCTATATATGCTTAAAATTTTACCTGAGCCTTCATCAATAGTAACTATATATGGAACTTTAATTTTCTTTTCTTTATCTTCAGGGTTTTCGAATTTTTCTAAATTTAAATCAACATGCATTTCTAATATTTGATAATTATATGCTTGTTGAGTTGGTGATTTACCTTCTAACTCATCATACTTTTTTTGAATAGATGTTTGAGAATTTGTAGATGGTTTAATATCTACATCTCTATAAAAACCTGAGTCCATTTTTTTATATAAATCATTTTCTGACATTCGTAGACAATGAGTTATTCTCTCACAATCTTGTAGATTTGATGAATAGTAAGGAACAATAATATCTTCAGCAGGAACAAACTTTGCAACAGGTCTATCCATGATTTCATCATAGTAGATTTTTTTGAAAGCTGATCCTGCAAGAGGAAGATAAAAAAGAAGTTGATCCATTTCAGGAGTGTACTCTTCCATTTTTTCTGTGATTTGATAATTCATAAAGTTCTTGACCCGTGAAGCTTGATCCTCTGTTTTTTCATTTTGAACACCAACGATTGCTGTTTTTACTGGGCCTGATGATGGTAATAATTCTTTATAAGCCTGTGCTTGAAATTGCGTAATAGCCTCGGATAAAAGTGGATGAGTCACGCCTGACGCTCCTCTAAAAGGTTTAGATGGTTGTGTGTATTTAAAACCTAAAAGATCAAGTCCTGATGTATATCCGTCTTCCCATTCTTTTCTTGATGACTTGTCTCTTTCATACTCACCTTTTAACTGTGATGAAATTTTTTGTAGAATATTATCGTCTAGTTCTTCTGCAAGATTTGAGTAAAAATTATTTTCAGCTACAACAACTTCTTCTTCTATTTCTTCGCCTTCGATTCTAAATTCTTTGGATTTAGGTTCTTCAGTATTCTCTTCAACTTTTAATGTATCGTCTTCTTCAAATATTTCTGAACTCATCTTACCCCTTTTTATCTGAATCAAAAACTAATGCAACCATTACATTAGTAGATTTTCGTTGCTTTTTTTCTACCCATCTTACAGCCACGAGCCATGACGCTTCCGCCAGTTTTCATTCTGTTAATTACTCTTCTATTACCAACTGCTTCTCTAGGATCAACTGTGCTTTTTCTTCTGTCCATGTATTTTCCTTCAAGAGTATTTTTTACAAAAGTTCTGATAGGTGTTTTTCTATTTTTTCTAAATTCTTTTGCTTTATCTACATCAACTCCGCCACCTCTTTTTAGCTGACCTCTATTTCTGTCTGTAATTTGACCAGGAGCTTTTGCAAGTTTAGTATCTTTTCTTTTAGCTGCATTTAAAAATTCTTTTAAATTTGTTTTACCTGCTCTAGAGATATCATCTTTAGTTACAGCTGAATACATTTTATCATTGTATGCAAATTTAGTTCCAACACCTTTAGCTCTAGCAGCTTTAAATGCTTCACCAAAACTTGATAATGCACCTTTTACATCAGGAGATTTTGCAATCGGTTTTGGTTTATCCTTACCTTGAATTGTTTTTGCTTTTGCTGCAAGTAATGGGCCAGTAGCTCCAACTGTTGCTCCAGTTGTTATTTTTGATTTTGGTAAATCTTTTTCTACATCTGCCTCTGCTTTTTTAGCAGCGATTCTTTTTCCTTTAGGTGAATCAGGTTTTACCGCATTTACTTTTGCTAATCTTTTTTGTCTTCTGTCTTCAGCAGCTCTAAATTTTTTTACTGATTCTTGATTAACATTTTTTTTATTTATGGCAGCAACTTTTTTATTAAATTCTTCTCTCTTTTTTTTAACTCTTTCGGGAAGTTTGCTTCCAGCTTTTCCAAACAATGAGCCTCTCTTCGAAGCTATTCTATCTTGTCTTCTTTTTTCTGAAGCTTTAAATGCTTCTACTGATCCTCTTTTTGGCTCTGCCATAATAATCTCCTATCCGTAATAGACGTAATCTTTTTGTGGTGAATCTTCGTCTTTTTGATCTGAGTCTAAAAGTAAAAATCCTCCTTGTCGGTATCTTAACACCGCCTGTGTTGTGCTGTCAACGTAGTCGTCATATTCACCATTTGGAAAAGCTGCACATTCTTCAATTACCTCTTCTGCAAATTTCTCACCTTCAGGGTAAAATACTGATCCAGCCTCAAATACAGCAGCACAAGTATTTACCCTAGTATATTTATCTTTTCCTTTATTTGGTGAATAATCAATAGCTGGAATACCTGCTCTTCTAAATTCTTGTAACAATGGTTGACCTGATGCTTTAGCTTCTACGATGCACATGTCAGGCTCCCAATATTTGTAAGTATCAAATGCTTTTTGTTTTAACTCAGGAAAATCATATTTTCCCTTTTCAGCGTCTAATAATATTAAAGCTTTTTCATAACCCTCATATGGTCTGAATACTCCCCAAGTTGTAATTGCAGAATAGTCAGCAGTTTCTTTTTTACTAAAAGCTGTATCGTAACTTTGAATTACGTATTCAAGTTCAGGTATTGAGCCTTCCCAAGGAACCCACCATTCTCGTTTTAAAAGTGCACCTTCTTCTGAAGTTGGGTTTTGTTGATATTGAGCTGACCAACCTCTTATTGAAATTGAAGCTTTAGTTCTTTCTAAATCTTCTTT